CGGCGAGGCAGGACAGCGCGGCGATGCCGACCCATCCATCGCGCTGCTCGAGCACCAGGTCCGCGACCACCAGCTGCGCGAGCGCGCCCGCGCCCTTGGCATCCGCACCAACTTCAAAGGCGCCGCAAGAACACGGGCCGAACTGGTCCGCGAGCTCCGCGGCGTGATTGCGAAGAACGGCGGCGCCTGCAACGGATTCTACGAGCGCGGCGCCGGCACCGTCGCCCGCGCCACCATCGACGAGCCAAGCCGCACCGCCGAGCTGGTCTTCAGCTCCGAGACCCCCGTCCTGCGCTGGTACGGCTACGAGATCCTCGACCACAGCCCAGGCACCGTGCCACTGAGCCGCCTGACAGCCCACGGGCCGCTGCTGGTCGAACACGATCCACGGGACCATGTTGGGACCACTCAGAAGGCCAAGATCGGCAGCGACCGCGTGGGCCGCGCTACCGTCCGCTTCGGAAAAAGCGCACGGGCCACCGAGGTCTTTCAAGACGTGGTCGACGACATCCGCAAGTCGGTATCCGTCGGCTACTACGTCCGCAACCTGGAACCCGCGGGACAGAACGATGACGACGGCGAGCCCGTCTATCGTGCCACCTGGGAGCCCGTCCACATCAGCCTTGTCGCCGAGCCCGCTGATCTCCGTGCCGGCATCGGCCGCAACCTGGAACGTGGATCGGAGCGCACCGACCCACCGAACATCGCCACCCCGAACACGGAGGCATTAACCGTGACCACCGAGACCTTGACGGCTGCCGAGCGTACCGCCATCCGGACCGAAGAATCTGAGCGCGTGCGCAAGATCCACGGCTTGGGACAGCAGTTCGCCAACCGCTACCCCGAAGCACCGGCGAAAGCCCAGGAGTACATCGACCAGGGCAAGACCCTCGAAGAGTACCGCGCCATTCTGCTGGAGAACCTGAACGGCGCCGTTCCCGTCGCCGTCAGCGACACCCCCGACAGCCGCGACATCGGTCTGACGGAGAACGAGGCCCGCAACTTCCGCTTCATGCGGCTGTTCAACGCCCTGGCCAATCCGGCCGACAAGCGGGCACAGGACGCTGGTGGCTTCGAGCTGGAAGCCTGTGCGGCGTTCGCCGCCCGCATCGGCCGTGGCGCCGGCGACTCCGTGACCATCCCGGCTGAGGTCCTACGGACCCCGCTGTATGCTCCCGAAGAGCTCCGCAGCGGCTACCACAAGGACATCGTCCAGCGGCTGGCCCAACGCTTGCTCAGCGCCGGCGGGGCCACGAGCGGCGCGGAGCTGGTCCCGACGGAGCTGCTGTCGGCTTCGTTTATCGACTTGCTCCGCAACCGCGCCGTCGTGGTTGGTAACGCGACCATGCTCCGCGACCTGAACGGCAACGTCGATGTTCCGAAGCTGGCGGCCGGCGCCAGCGGCGGCTGGATCAGCACCGAGGGCGCCGCCGCGGCCGAGCAGACGCAGACCACCGCGGTCGTGGCCATGAGCCCGAAGACGGTCGCCGCGTGGACCAAGATCACGCGGCGGCTGATGCTCCAGAACAGCACGGACGTAGAGGCGCTGGTTCGCAACGATCTCGCTCTGGCCCTGGCGCTAGCCCTGGATCTCGCGTCGATCAGCGGCTCCGGCACTTCCGGCGTCCCAAAAGGAATCGCGCTGTACACCGGCATCGGCGGCGTTGCCAGCTCCGCGAATCTATGGGAAGACCTGGTCGACCTGGAGACCGAGGTCGCCGTGGACAACGCCGACGTGGGCAACCTGGCCTACGCCATGAACGCGAAGACTCGCGGCCACCTGAAGAAAACGCCGAAAATCTCCGGCCAGCCCGTCTACTGCTGGGAGGGCAACGAGGTCAACGGCTACCGCGCCCTCGTGTCCAACCAGTTCGAGGACAACCTGGGCACCGGCAGCGACAACCGGATGATCTTCGGAAACTGGGCCGATCTGCTGGTCTGCCTATGGGGCGGCCTGGAGATCCTGGTCGACCGTATGACGGAGAGCACCGCCGGCAACACCCGCGTGACCGCGTTGCAGGAGGCCGACATCGCGCCGCGCCACGAGGAAAGCTTCGCAATGATGGACGACCTGACCATCACCTAGCACAATCCTGGCGACACCCGCGGCCTGGCTCGTCCGACCGGCTGGCCGGGCCGCAAAACAACGAACATGGGAAGGAATGAAGAGACTATGCCAAGAGCGAAGCCGACCCCAAAGAAACTCCTCGAGCTCCGGCGGAACATCTACGCTGACGGAGAGTTCGTGCGGAAGGGGACGCAAATGGAGTTCGACGAGAACGTGGCCTCGCGCCTGATCGCCGTCGGCAAGGCGAAAGAGGTCGACCCCGACGACAAGTTGAATCGGCGGCGCAGCCGCAAGAAGCAGAATCCGGACAACGAAGACGCCGGCACCGTCCTGCTCGGCGGCGACGACGAGTAAACCCCGAACCACCCGTAAGGTGGCGCGCCCGTGGCCTTCGATGAGGACATGACCGAGTTCTTCGACGTGGAGGACTTCGCCGAAGCTGTGACCGTCGCCGGCAACCCCGTCGTCGGCATCTTCGACGTGCCATACATCGAGAGCGGCCAATCGGAAGACACCGCCGCGACCTTCATAGCGCCTACGGCCGATATGTTCGCCGCAGGCGCTGGGGACGGCATCACCCTGGTCCGAACCGACACCGGCATCAGCTACCGGATCCGCGGCGAGGGCCAGGCCGACGCCACCGGCAACGTGACCACCTGGGAGTTGGAGCGGATCTGATGACCGTAGGCACGCAGGCCGGCAACGGCATCGCCATCAGCGTTCGCGGCGACGTGGAGGAGATCCTCCGCCACCTGACGGCCGTGGAGCGCAAGATTGTTCCCGGCGTGGTCGCATCCAGCCTGACCACCACAGTCCGCACCGTGCGCACGCGCGGCGTAGCGCGCCTGGCTGTCCAGCTCGGACTGAGCACGCGCGTCTTCGGCAAGCGCGTCCGCGTGCAACGTGCGAGTTTCCGACGCTGGCAGGCTCGACTCTATGCGAATGTCGGCCGCATCAACCCGGCCAAAGTCGCCCGCGCGGTACAAACAACCTCGGGTGTCACAGCCGGGCGCCACAACTACCCCGGGGCTTTTCTCGCCCGCGGCCGCGGGAGTGGTGTCCCCATCATCTTGCGCAGGGCGACGAAGGCGCGACTCCCAACCTTCACGATGAAGATCGAGAGTGAGACTCCAACCCGCAGCACATTCGATCGACTCTTCCGGCGTGTTGCACCGAGCCTGTGGCGCAAGACCTTCACCGCGCGACTCACCACGACCCTCAAGAAGCGCGGCCACAACCTGACCGTGAGGAACCGCTGACCATGCCGCACGTTCTCGAGACGCTTGAAGACGCAATCGCCGTGGCCGTGGCAACCACGCCGACCGCCGGTGGCACCGTCTACCGCTGGCGCGCCGCGCCGTGGCCCAAGGGAATCACCGGCACGAACATTAAGCATACTCTCGACGAGCTCCAGGGCATGAGCCGCGGCAGCGGCAATCACGAGTTCCGCGTCGCTAGCTACGAGCTGGAGACCAAGACCCAGGCCACGACGAGCAGCGGCGCCATCGAGACGTGCCGCGACGCCCTGGCCGAGATCACCGCGGCTATCTTCGCCACGCCGCGGCTGGGACTGGCGCCCGGCGTCCTTCGCGTCTGGCTCCAGAGTGTCGACCTGGAGGTCGAAGCAGAGGGCGAATCCCACGTCGGGACCTGTTCGGCGCTGTGGCAGGTCGAGTACCGGATCGCAGAGAGCGACCCGACGCTGTTCTTAACCTGAACCGGAGGACAAAGACATGGCCGTGAGAGTAGGGCGCACCGGCGCCGTATACTTCGGCACCAACCAGGTCGCCGAAGTAAATTCCTGGCAGTACGACGAGGCCGCCGAAGAGATCGTCGTCCAGGCAATGGGCGACACCGCAAAACGGTACGAGTCCGGCCTGACCGACCACAGCGGCTCGTTCGCCTGCAACTACGATGACAGCGACACCACCGGCCAAGAGTCGATTGCCATCGGCGACACCGTCACAGTCAGCCTACGCCCGGAAGACGCCGTCGGCGCCCCGGAGTTTGTTGGCTCGGTAAAGATCAACGGCATCTCGATCAGCTCCAGCGTCGACGGCATCACGCAGAGAAGTTACACGTTCCGCGGCCTCCTGACCGCCGGCGCCATCATCTGATCCGGCGAGACCGCGCGCCGACCAAAGGAAGGCCGGCCAGCGTCTGCCGGCCTTCCCCAAACCACCCGCGGGAAGGTAGGAACGACCATGAGAGAAGAGACGACCCATAACCCGAACGGTAACGTCAGCCACCTGGAAGCGATACAGGCGGTGACCGACCAACGGCAGGCCGTCCTGCAGAACGAACCGAACGAGATCCTGGTCCCGGAATGGCCGATCCAGGGTGCACCGATGCGCGTCTACGCCTGGCCACCCACCGTGGAGGAAGAGGCCGAGATCAATCAGCGCCGCATCCGGGCTGTGCAGGGCGCCCGCGACGGCGCCTACGAGGAGATCCTGGCCACCCTAATAGTGCGCGCCAAGAACAAGGACGGCAGCCGGATTTTCGACTTCGCGCAACTTCCTGATCTCCGCGGCGCTATGGGCGACACTGTCCGCCGCGTGGTCCGCGAGCTGAACGGCGTGGGCCTGACCCCGGAGGAAGTCGCGGGAAACTGACCGACCCCCTGGTTCGTCTCGTCCTGCTGGTCAGCCACCAGCTAGGCCGCACGTTCGACGAGCTCCGGGGGATGCCCTTACAAGAACTGCTCGCGCACGCCTACTGGCTGAAGGAGCGCCGCGTGAACGCCGCCGGCGAGGTCACCCGCCTCTTCGGCGCTGGAGAGTAGAGCAGGGAACACATGGCCAACGCCCGCGCCAAATACGAAATCGTCGCCGAGGACAAGACCAAGGCGGCTTTGCGATCGGTCAAAAAGGGCTTCGGCGGCATCGGCTCCGCCATGAAGGCTCTGGGACCCATCGCGCAGGGCGTACTGGCCGCCACCGCCGCCGGCGCGGCCGCGGCGGCGGCCGTCGTAGCTTTTGCCAAGAGCGCCGCCACCGACCTGGACAACCTAGCCAAGAGCGCCAACCGGCTGGGGATCGCCGTCGACCAGCTGGACGCCCTAAACTTCGCCGCCGAACTCGCAGGCGCGTCCGGCAAAGACCTCGAGACCATCTACAAGCGCGGCGCTCGGAGCATCGTCGACGCGGCCGACGGCATCGGCGAGGGCGCGAAGGCCCTGGACCGCCTCGGGATCAGCGCCAGAAACACCGATGGCACCGTGAAGGGCGTCGAACAGGTCCTGCTCGAGTTCGCAGACGCCCTGCCGCGGCTGGCCAGCGAGACCGAGGTCACGGCGACCGCCATGCAGCTGTTCGGCCGCTCCGGCCAGACGCTGATCCCCATGCTACGTCAAGGCAGCGACGCGATCCGTAAGCAGCTCGTCGAGGCCCGCGCGCTGGGCGTCCGCACCGCCGACCTGACCGCGAAGGGTGAGGACTTCGTCGATGCCCAGCTCCGGTTGAATCGCGCTTTCCGCACGACCAAGGACGTCGTCGCCGGCGCACTCCTGCCCAGCTTATCGCAGCTGGCGGACACCATCGCGAACAAGCTCGCCGGATTGGTCACTGGACTCTCACGAGAATACCGCGAATTTCTTGGCGCCCTGGCACTGGAAGCGCCGAACACACAACTCCAGGTGCTGCACGAAGAGTTGGCAAGAACCGAGTCCGAGATACCAGCCCTCACCAAGCGCCTCGACGAGCTACGTGAGAGCGTCCGCGGCGGCATGATGCAGGCCGCCGACGGAACTGAGACGTGGCGCGATACGATTCCCGGCGTGACAGATCGAATCGCCGAGCTGACCGCCCAGCAGCAGGCCCTGAACGATCAGATCCAGATCGCCACCGAGCGGCGCGAGCAGGGGCTGGCCTACGAAGAGCGGATCCGCGCCGCCCGCGAGTTCGAGCAGCAGCAGCTCAAAACCACCCTGGACGCCGAGGGAGAGCGGCTGCTGCACCTGGCGACCCGCGAGCAACTGGAGCGCGACATCGCCGCCAGTCTGGCCGCGCAACTGCGGTTCTCCAGAGACATCCCGGACG